GACATGTGACGTACACATGCACAGGCAGGTCACGAACAGCCTTGAGCGCACCCAACATCATGCGGTTGTAGTCACCCCACATGGCGAAGGCGTTCTTGTTGCCCTCATGTTGCTTCTCAAGATGCTCGATCAGACGCTCAGACAACTCAGTCAGGCTGTCGATAGCTACCCATTTGTAGCCAGCCTTCTTGAAGTCTGGGGATGCGATGAATGACCAGATGCCACGGAACGAATAGATGCCGTTATCTGGGTCTTGCTTCCCATCCCACGAGGAGAATGGCAGGTAGTCGATAGCTACGTCTTCAATAGATTTCAGCCCTGCTTCACCAGATAAGATCAAACCCTTGCCAAATCGCTTCTGATAGTAGCGACATTGATAGGTCTTGCCGTAGCCATGATGGGCATACAATAGAGTTTTTGTCGGTTCATTTTCTGTCACGTCCGACGTCGACATTGGTTTAAACATTTGGGATCACCTTCACTTTCGGTCTGTCCAGTTTTCGGGTTAGTGCATAGCGCAAGGTCTCTTGCTCATGCTGTGGCAACTTCTGAAACTTGCGCTTGTCCACGCTAAGACTGCGCTTGATGTGGTCAGGAAGACTGCCCTCACCGAACTTTCTTTCCAGAGCTTCTTTGTCCCAAGACCAACGCTCAGAGCGAGACACTATGACCTCAAACTTTGTGGTGGACTGGGCGATTTCCCCTGCTTCTTCGGGGAATAGATAGGCAATCTCATTTTCGAGTTGGCCTAGTCTATCGGCGATAGCCTCGCTTTGTGACTTGAGTTTTGCGTACTCATCTGCAAGCGGCTCAAGTTTATTTGCTGATACATCAGCGGTTTGTGCTGTGCTGGCCGTGTCTTCAAACACAGACCAACTGTCTACTTCACTCATATATACCTCCGTAAATCTGACACCAGCTACTACGTTTGGTGTCTTGTAAACACCTAAAGAGTATTATACATTATACAGAGACGCAAGTCTGAAAACAAAAAAGGAAGATTTATATGCAAGCGAAGCTGAACATCCAACGTCTGATTGATGACCTTGGTGGAGCGTCAGCGGTTGCCCAGATCGCAGGGGTTGTAAGGACAGCACCCTACGGATGGATCAATCGCGCATACGTTTCGAGCGTCGTCTTGGAGAGGATCAAGTCCCAGAAACCAGAACTAGACTTAGACTTATACTTTGAAGAGGATGATTATGACCAAGACAAAACTAGACGCGGCACTTGAATATCTGGACAGAGGTTGGAGCATCATTCCAATCAAGCCAGAAGGCAAGCGACCTGCAATCAAATGGCGTGAGTATCAAGACAGACTGCCAACTGAAGACGAAGTGATTGGGTGGTGGGGTCAATGGCCAAACTATGACATCGCCATCGTAACAGGTGCAGTGTCTGGCTTAGTCGTCGTCGATTGCGATAATGAAGACGCATTGCATGCCGCTTTCGATGCTGGCATGCGATCACCCATACGCGTGAAGACAAAGCGCGGTGTCCATCTATACTTCGAACATCCCAAGGACGGTGTCAGACGCGGCCCTCGTGCCGGGGTCAACAGCCGGGGTGCAGACTGGCCGAAGATAGACGGGCTAGATTTCAGAGGCGACGGGAGCTACGCGCTTCTTCCGCCATCAAATCACTACCACTGGGACTACCCTCACTATATCGACTACGATGATTACCCTATGTGGGAAGACTGGCAACCAACTTTGCATGAGAGAGTAGAGGGTGAGTTCAGCTTCGAGCAGCTAGACCTGACGTCTGTGCAGCCATTGCAGCCAGACGAATTTATCTCTGAGTGGGATCGCACGGCCAAGTATGTGCGCGACAACTTCCCGAACACACTCAAGATACCCACTGGCATGAGCAACGGTCGCAACGAGCGGGTCATGCGCCACATATCCGAGAGTATTCTTGAAGGTTACTTCGGCCCAGACCTGCGGGTCAGGGGCCACGCGTTTATGAATGAGTTCTTTGCTGATCCACTGGACGATCCTGAGTTCGAGGCGACTGTACAGTCAATGGAGCAAGCCGAGAGGCGCAATCATCCCGAACGGTTTGACGACCAAGGCAACTACAACTTCAAGCCAATGGTGCATCCAGAACAGCAGGCTGAAAAGCGTGATCGGAAACTCATTCAGATGAAGGATGCAGAGCAACTTTTATCTCAAGCTGATGCTAAATCTTACTTGATAGAGCCGTGGCTTCCTAGTAATACTATCGTGCAGGTCTTCGGTTATTCGGGCCACGGCAAATCCATGTTTGTTCAACATGCAATGTCCTCCATGGCGGCGGGTCGAAAATACTTTGGCCCGTTCGAAATCGGCAGACCTGCACGAGTTCTATACCTCGACTTCGAGATGGGTATGTCCACCATTGCAAAGCGTCTGATGGAGATGCGACAGATGCACGGTGACACACAAGACAGACTTAATATCTGGACGCCATTCGTTGATAACAAAGAGATTGACCTCAACCAACGTGAAGGCTTGATGGAACTGCAAGGCTGGATCGAATACGCCAAGCCAGACGTCGTAGTGATCGACACCATACGTTCAGCCTACCCCGGACTTGGTGAAAACTCCGCAGACGAATGGGCAAAGATTAACAAGCTGGCGGTCAAGCTCCGCAACTCTGGCTTATCTGTGATCATGGTACACCATTCGAACAAACCATCCGAGGGTGGCATGGGTCGAGAGGCAGGTTCAACCAACCAGCTTACTGTGCTGGAGACCCAGATCAGAGTAGCGCAAGTCTTTGCAGACGAAGATACAGCCAAGCAGAACGCAGGCATCTTCGACGGGTCATACGACCACCCTATTTGGCCACAGCTACAGGCAAAGCTACCGCCAGACCACAGGCTCTACATGGTTATGGAAGTGAGATACGGTAAGGTGCGTGAGTGGACAGACATGCACGACCGTGTGCAATGGGTAGGCTTTGCCGCGCATAACATCACAGACGCAAAGGTTGTTGTGTCTAGTAGGTCAACGAAGCAACGTGCGAAAGACATGGCTCTCGATGGGTACGATCCAGAGTATATTGCCACTAAACTTTCCAGACCCTTACGCCTTGTTCGCGATTGGCTTGAGCTTGACGCGCCTTCTGCTGCTCCATCTCTTCGGGTGATAAATTCCGAATAGCAGTGACCTTCGCATCGGGGAAATACTGGCGTACCTTGTCTACAAGCGCAGCAATTTCGGGATATTTTTCGCGGTTGCTGCGTTTTTTTTCGTCAACGTCTGTCAAGACTAACTCATTGTTTTTATTATTTAAGTGGGAAAAGTGGTATAACGTCGAGTTCAACTTCGTAGAAGAAGTCTTTTTCGTTTTAGCCAAACGCCCCACCTACGGTGGGGGCGTTTCAAACTCAACGCCTTGACGTTATACCAGTCTGCGGCTCATACGTCAATAGGTGTCTTAAAGACACCTTAAGTTATTTACATTCCTCTTTTTGCGTATTAAATTCTATACAATTAGAAAATGTTAGGAGTGTTTAATGCCAAAGAATATTCGCGTCAGTGACGCGGATTTGTCTTGGCTCCAAAAAAACCACAGAATTACAAATTACTCAGAGATGGCACGCCGCATTGGCTGTTGCGTCGACACACTGAAGCGCATCCTCGTTCGCGAGGGACTTCAAGAATTTGATGGAGCTAAGTACCAAGTTCGCCGTGACTTTGAGGAAATACAATGGACACGTCCCTGCATGTCATGCGGAGACACACACAAGCGGCCCAAGAATTGGTTCTTCTGCAAACCATGTCGCAAAGATATGGGGTATGAAGATTGAGTGGTCGAGCAATGAAAGCAAAGGGCGACAAGTACGAACGAGAACTTGCCGCATACATAAACGAACAAACAGGTCTCGACAGTTTCCGCGCACCCTTATCGGGTGGCGGTCATGTCAACATGGTTGGCGGTGCAGACTTGCTCGGCACGCCAGACTTATTCGTCGAGGCCAAGAGAGTGGAGCGTCTGAACTTTCACGACGCCCTTCGCCAAGTAGAAACCAACATTGAGAAGACCAGATCAGACAGCAGCGCAGTCGTGATCAATCGCAAGTCACGCATGAAGACAGGCGACAGCCTTGTCCTGCTCAGACTGGACGACTTCCTCAAGTATTATTTGGCATATTTACAGCGTGAAGGACTGACCAAGAAGTAGGAGCAACACATGGCCGCAAAGAAAAAGAAACGCTGTAACGTAAGCCTGTCTGTAGGACGCGGCGAGAAGAAACCAGCCAGCCAAGGTGCTGGCCTAACTGCCAAGGGCAGAGCCAAGTACAACAAAGCATGCGGCTCAAAGCTCAAGGCACCCCAACCATCTGGCGGCAAGCGTCGATCCTCCTACTGTTCTCGCTCGGCAGGCCAGATGAAGATGCACAATATCTCATGTAGCAAGACGCCGAAGAAGCGCATCTGCGCGGCGCGTAGAAGGTGGAAGTGTTAATGCACATACAAAACTGGTTCCAAGTCCCAGCATTCAACGAAGACGAATGCGATCAAATCCAAGCTCTCTGCGATCAAGTCTCTGTCGATGACGCGTCTGTCATCGCTGACCGTAGTCTAGTCTCTAAGCTGCAACGCAACTGCAAAGTCGGCTGGATTAGACCAGACGCACCAAACGACTGGCTTTATCAGCGCATCGAGCAACTCTTCGACGACGTAAACAAACGCACCATTGGCTTTAACTTAGATGGTGAACTCGAAACCTTACAGTATCTCGAGTATGGCTTTGGCCAATTCTATGGCACGCACGTAGACAATGGCGCAGACCAAGTCGAAAGACGCAAGCTGACAATGGTAATCCAACTATCAAGTCCACGTTCATATACTGGTGGCAGACTGCGTGTCTACGGACAGACGAAACTTCGTCATGCTCCCCGTGAACGGGGGCATGCCGCGATCTTCCCCTCACACTTACCTCATAGGGCAAACCCAGTATGGACAGGCAAACGGAAAGTATTAGTAGCGTGGAAGCGTGGGAAGAAAGCTCTGTCTTAATTGCACAGGAAATCCAACTCTGGTCTGAGACTGTGCTAGAGAAGGCTTCGCCCCTCTTCGGGGGCTTGCCTCCATGTCCTTACGCACGGCAAGCGTGGCTTCGCAACGTCGTTATGATCCACGTCACCCCAGACATCGACGCTATCGCAGAGATCAAAGCCTTCCACCCTCCCACAGACGACCTTATCCACGTCGTGGCTTGGACTGAGTACGATGAGATGACGCCTGCACAATTTGATGCGTGGGTAGACGCTCAGAACAAAAACCATTTCGGCGTCTGGATTATGGGCTTCCACCCAGACAGCGACGAAGACCCACTGACCCCAGAATTTGAGGGGCTAGGTGCGGACGACTACGCTATCATTCTTGTGCAATCATATACTCACTTGATCGAAGCATCTGAGAGATTGCGCACAACAAATTACTACGCAAATTTTCCAGAAGAAGACATCGAGTACCTTAAAAGACGCAAGGAGATATATGATGCGTGGAATGAAAAAGTCGATGCGAAAGCCCAAGCCAGCCGCGAAGAGGAAGCCCTCCGGCGCAGGATCGAAGGCAACGAAGCGGAACATTAGGAGATAACGTGGCATGCGTAGAAACAGAGGAAAAATCTTTGGCACATCGGGGCCAACAATGGGCAAGCAAGTGCTACGCGCACAGAACCCATACCGTGCGATGTCGAATATGCCGACGCAGTTTGGCAGAACCGCACAGAAATCTTCAACACCAGTTTTTGGACAGCGCAGCCGTGCTATTCGGAGGCGGTAATGAAGTCTTCCAAGGTCAAATCAATCGCAAGAAAGACGCGGACGGGCAACATGCAACACGCTGTATGCCCCTGTGTTTTGCGGGGTAACAATGGCAAGCAAGTCAAAGAAGAAGCCCGCCAAGCGTGACGCCTGCTACACTAAAGTAAAGGCACGCTACACACGTAACGGCGGCACATGGCCTAGTGCTTACGCGTCTGGCGCACTCGTGAAATGCAGAAAAGTCGGCGCGAAAAACTGGGGTAACAAGAGTAAAAAGAAATGAGCTTACGCGAATGGTTTAATCAGAACGACGGCAAAGGATGGATCGACTGCAAGACGGGCAAGCCTTGCGGTCGCTCCTCCCGCACGGACAGCAAACGCCCTTACCCCGCGTGCCGCCCAACCAAGTCTGCGTGCAACTCGTCTGCAAAGAACAAGACGAGTAAGAAGCGCATCAGTTGGAAGAAAAAAAAGACATGAGCTTTTCAGAAAAACTTGGCCACGATACAAACCTATCGAACGGCATCATCGAAGCTGCCGCCGCCCTTGGCGTCGACCCAGTAGACCTTGCAACCATCATCTCTTACGAGACCGCAGGCACCTTTGACCCTCAAAAGAAGGGGCCAAAGACAAAGTGGGGCCAACATGCTGGCTTCATACAGTTCGGCGAACCTCAACAGGAAGAGACCGGCGCAGACCTCTCCACCTACGAGACCGCAATGAAGAGCCAACTCGGAGCAGGAGGTGCAATCGTAAACTACTTCCGCCGCAATGGCTTTAAGAATGGCATGGGTTTGCTAGACATGTACTCCATCGTCAACACCGGGGGGCCGGGCAACTACGACGCTACAGACGCCGCGTCTGGCGGTATGCCGGGAACTGTCCGCGACAAAGTAAACGACCAGATGTCTGGCCACCGAGCCAAGGCTATCGCCTTGCTCGGCAATGACAACAACCCAACGATCCCCCTTGGCAATCCACACTTCAACAATGGTTTCGGCTCCGCGATCCTCACTGCCAAAACCTCTGACAACAACTCGAAGTCCACGGAAATTGTATCCAACGAAGCGAACGACGAGCCTGACAGCCCCAATGCAGACGTCTCCACTGCCATGAGAGAAAGCAGCAGCGACAGCACAGACGACAACGAAGTCGTTTCCTACAGCGCATACATGATGCAGAACAATCCATACCAAGATAGCCGCCGCAAACTCATTCAAACGTCTGCGCCCATCGCAACGCAGACAGTATCTATGGAAGCGCAATCGACGCCAGACCCATTTAAGTCTCAAGGTGTACGCTTTTCCGTACCGTTTCTAAAGTTAGGATAGTAGATGGCCTTTCAAGATTGGCTAGAACGAACACTCAAGCCACACTTTAGAGCAAGGTGTCGCATCGGCGACCAACCATTCTTTGACAAGACTTTACTTCCTGCAACCGCAGACTTAGAGGCGGCTTACCCAGAGATCAGGGCAGAAGTAGAGAAAGTCCTCGAACGCTACGACGAACTCACACCATTTCAAGAGATCAGCCCCGACCAACTAAACCTTTCCAACGACGACAGGTGGAAAATGTTCTTCCTCAAGGCGGCGGGTATTCGTTTCAAGCGCAACATAGAGCAGATGCCCAAGACGATGGCGATCATCGACAAGCATCCCATTATATGCTCCGCATACTTATCAATCCTTGGCCCTCGCAAATCCCTACCACCACATGAGGGGCCGTGGTCTGGCATACTCCGCGCTCACATGGGCGTGATCATCCCGCATGAAGGACGTTGCCACATCCGTGTAGCAGGTCGTCCATATTATTGGCGCAATGGTGAGGTTGTTTACTTCGACGACACCTACATGCACGAGGCGCACAACGAGACAGACGAACTCCGCGTCGTCTTGTTCATGGACACAATGCGTCCCTTATATTTCCCGTGGAACCTAATTAACTGGTCAATACTACGTCTGGCTTGGTTGCTTCCATACGTCCGCGAACCACTAAAGCGGCACAAGGAATGGGAAAAGTCTTTCTATGGCATAGGCAAGTAGGAAAAGGCAAAGGACGACCCCTCCCCAACTCCCTTGGTAAAATTGTCGGGACAAGGGGGTCTCTAAATGGAACCAATAACTGCGGCGATGGCCGCGTTTTCGGCACTAAAAGCAGGTGTATCCGCAGGTAGAGAGATTGCCTCGATGGGCAAA